AATACAATACAATTTCAGATTGATGCAGAGGCAAGAAACCAAAAAATAGCGGCTGGAATTATTGCTTTTATGACACTGCCTATCACTTCAATGATGGCTGCGGTGGATGCCTTAACGTATGGACTTGAAAAAATAGGAGTTTTAGAAGAGGCCACCTCCTTCGCTGAGGACTTCGCTATGGGTGCGGCTTCATTCTTATTTGATGCAGAAGATTTAGAGGCAGAAAGTGAGGCTTTAAGAATAGAAACAGAGAGAGCTTTAGGAGTATTGGAGAACACCAAAGCGGGATATTTATTACAAAATAAAAAGCAAGATGAACAGAGCGCACAAGCTCGAATTGATGCTGCCAAAGCGGAGGCGGCCACTCTAGCGGAACTAAAGAAAACAGAACAGGATTCAGCAGATGCAGACGATTTAGAGGCAGACGCACAAGAGGCACAGGATTTTTTAGATGCCGAAAACAAACTAAAAACAGAAGCCGAACAGCTCAGGGCGTTAACTGAGGAGCTTGCTTTAATGGCTATAGATGAAGATTATGAAAGAGCTCAAAAAGAGCTAGAACTACAGGAACAAAGAGATTTAGAGGCGATTGAGGACGCAGATAATTTTGAGGCTCAAAAATCAGCAATAGAAAAGAAATACACCAACCTAAGTAAAGATTTAAAAGAAGAGAAAGCAAAGTCAGATATTGAGATAGCTCAATCTGTAGCAGATGCAGAAGATGCTATTGATGCGGCTAGAATTAATAATATAGGAAATGGCTTTAAATTATTATCTCAGGCGGCTGGAGAAAACAGAGCTGCCCAGGCTATAGCCATAATTGGCGAAAATGCGGTCGGTATTGCAAAACAGATTATAAGTACAAAAGCAGCTAATACAGCTATTATAGCACAGGGTGCCGCCTTAGCTATTCCTTCTGGAGGTGCTTCGAAGGTCGCAGCGGCTGCCTTGGTCACCTCTAATAATATTGGATTAGGATTAGGAATAGCTGGTTCAGTATTAGCCACAAAGAAAGCATTATCTAGCTTAAAAGCTGGAGGAGATGCTGGTGATGGAGGAGATGCTGGTGGTGGAGGAGATGCTGGTGGTGGAGGAGATGCTGGTGGTGGAGGAGCCCCAGACTTAGGTAGTCCAGAACAAGGAGCTAATATAGATTTTAGTTTTCTAGGACAAGGAGATACAAGCCAAGTGGGCCAAGCTGCACCAGTACAAGCCTATGTTTTAGAAAGTGATGTAAGCAGCTCACAAGAGGCAAGCCAAATAATTCAAGACCAAAGTACATTATAACATAAATTTAAAATTAGAATAAAATGACTGAAATAGTTGAGTTAATAATAGACGAAAACGAAAGTGAGTTTGGAGTGGATGCCATTTCTTTAGTTGGTGAGCCAGCTATACAAGAAAACTTTCTTGCATTTAAAGACCAAACAAAAAGTAATTTCACTTTTGCGGTTTCTGATACAGACCGAAAGATTTTAATAGGTGCAGCCCTTATTCCTAACAAGCAAATATTTAGGTACGACAAAGAAACAGGCAAAGAGTATTACGTTTGGTTTTCTAAGGGTACGGTAAGATTAGCGAGCCAGTTATTTCTCCAGAATGACAAACAGCATAACACCACTTTAGAACACCAAACAAAGTTACAAGGCTTAACAGTAGTCGAGAGCTGGATAAAAGATAGCCCAGTTGATAAATCTGAGGCTTTTGGTTTTAAGGTTCCAATAGGTACTTGGATGGTGGCTATCAAAGTGAATGATGAAAACATCTGGAAAGATCAAATTAAGTCTGGGAAAACAAAAGGCTTTAGTATTGAAGGCTTCTTTGTAAATAAGATGGAACAGGTAAAAAGACAGACTAAAGTACTTAGTGAAGTTCCTAAAAACCTGAGTGAAGAGATGCTTTGTGAGGAGATAAAAAAGATCATAAAGGAACAAGACTAATATTGGGCTACTATATTACAACGATATTATTCGATTAATTAACTTATTCAGAAATGGCAACAAGCAAACTTTCAAAAATTAAGGCACTCTTAGGGATGCAAGAAGAGATTACACTAATGGCAGAAGCCAAACTAAAAGACGGTACAGTAATAGGCACAGATGCCGAAGATTGGGCAGTTGGTGTTTTAGGGTATGTAGTAACAGAGGAGGGTGATAAGATGCCATTACCGACTGGAGATTTTCAATTAGAAGATGGAAGGGTGATAGTGATAGCAGATGGAACAGTAACCGAAATTATAGCTGCTGAGGTTGTAGAGGAGGAAGTTGTGGAGGAAGTAGTTGAGGCCTCAGTTTCAAAAAAGGAATTGATCGCAGTACTTGAAGAGTTGAGTAAAGACTTTGATACTAAAATGGAAAACTTAGCCAAAGAGTTAAGCGGAAATTTTAGCAAGCTGTCAGCGGCCACTCCAGTACACAAGAAAAGTAATTTAAACCAAGTGCAGAAAGTTGAGATACAGAAGCCACTTACACAAATGAACGCAGCAGAGAGAGCGATGAGCATATTTGCTAAATCTTCAAAAAATTAAAAATGACTAAAAAATACAATTTCACAGAGCCATCTATCACTACTACTTATGCTGGTGAATTAGCACAGGCCTACATTGCTGCTGCACTTTTAAGTGGAAAAACACTTTCTGAGAATCTTATTGAGATTAAAGAGAATGTAAAATATAAAGGAGTACTAAAAACTTTAGCATCTAGTGGATTGATTGCGGCCCAAACTTGTGATTTCACAGTAGGGAGTGCAGCAGTTACATTAGCTGAAAGAGTAATAACTCCAGACAATTTGCAAGTAAACCTGGAGCTTTGTAAGCAGCCATTCAGAGAAGATTGGGAGGCTATGCAAACAGGAGGTTTAAGAATAGATGCACAGATACCACCAAACTTTGAAACTTATCTATTACTACACGTAGCCGGTAAGATTGGTCAAGATGTAGAGTATAACATCTGGCAAGGTGATAAGACTTTAGCGGTTGGAGGTTACCAGTCTTTCGATGGACTTTGGGAAGTTTCACAAGTTGGAACATTTGTACCAGCAGACCAGAAAGTAACATCTACATCTAATCCAACAGTTTCCGCAGAGGTGATTGCTGCTTTAGAGTTGTTGAAAGCACAGATACCAGCTCAGCTGTTATTCCACCCAGATTTAAGGCTTTATGTATCACCAGCAATAGCAAGTGCTTACATTAACGCATTAGGAGCTGGAAACTATCAATTTCAGTCTTATGTTGGAACTAAGCCATTAGACTTTGACGGTATCCAAATTGAGATTGCTAACGGAATGGAAGCGGATAGAATGATGTTGAGTTTAAAAACTAATTTCTTCTTTGGAACTAACCTATTAGGTGATCTAAATGAGGCGAAAGTGTTGGACATGGGTAACTTGGATGGAAGTGATAATGTAAGAGTTGTTTACAGATTCACAGGAGGTACTCAGATCGCTATCGGAACAGACGTAGTTACTTATGATTATGTACCAGCTTAATATTAACCTTTAAAAATTAAATAGATGCCTTGTACATTAACAACTGGTAGAATACTCCAGTGTAAAGATAAGATCGGAGGAATTAAAACGGTTTTTTTAGGGTTACATTCTGATTTCACGACTGGAATAACTACCAACGCTGGAGAGGAAATAGATGTTTTACCAGCTGCTACAATTTATAGATACGAATTGAGCCAAGCGGTGGGTGATTTTATTGAAACTATTACAAGTTCGGTAGAGAATGGAACAGTTTTCTGGAATCAAGTGGTAAATATCTCACTAATGCAGTTAACAGCAGCAGACAGAGAGGAGCTTCTTAATGTGGCTCAGTCAAGATTGTGTGTTTTTGTCTTAGATAATAATGACAATATCTGGTTAATTGGTCAGTATGATTCAGCAGAGTTAACAGCTGGAACAGCGGCAACGGGTAAAGCTAAAGGAGATGCTAATGGGTACACCTTAACTTTCTCAGCTAACGAAAAACTACCAGCTCGAAGATTAGAGAGTTATGAAACACTACCTTTCGATAACTTCTTAACAGTTACATTGGTTCCCGCTTATGCTTAATTAATAAGAGAGCTTTATAAAAATAACTTTCAAAAAAGGGGCTTCTATTAATTGGATGCCCCTTTTTTTTTAATCTTAAAAAGATGCTAAAAGCACTAAAAGACAACGTACATATTGGGAGCAGAAAAGTAGATTTAAAAAACGCTACTCAGAAGACCCTCCAGTTAATTAAAAAACTAGCTCCTCATGTAGTTGTGGAGGTAAAGACAAAGAAGGTAAAGGTAAAGGTAAAGGAGGAGCAGAAAGCCAAGCACGAGGACAAAGAAACACAAGTATAATGTTACAGCTAAGGCCAAATGATAGTGTTTACCAAACTTTAGTATGTACAATAAATGAACGCTTTAAAAATTGGGAGTTTAAAGACTCTACTTTGGGCGTTATTTTTGTAATAACAGACCAGCTCACACAGAAAGAGCATAAGGTTATTGTGATAGATGTTAGGATTTTAAAGTATGACAGATATTGGCAGATTAACCAAATTACTACAGACGGTTTAACATCTGCCACTGAGGGAGGTTTAAATATACAGTCTGGCGGTTATTATAATTACCTTTGTTATGCAATAAATGAGATTAATATAGATATTGACCTGACTGACCCAGAGAAAGCTCACTTTGTAGAAAGAGGTCTGTTATTAATAGGAGAGGCACAAGATTACTTCACAGAATACGCAGAACCATTAACCAACTCAATAGCTTACAATGGCCAATAAAAGAACAATTAACAAAGGCACTATACCTAAATCACCAACCTCCTCAGAAGTTCATGGCATTGGGTTAAGTTCTCATTATGACCAAGATTTTACAGAGAACGCAAGTAGAGGAGGCTGGATAAATTATGGAGAGGACAATTTATACCCAGACTTTTTAATAGGACTGGCCAGAAATAGTGCTGTACATTCTGCTTTGATTAACGGAATATCGGATATGATCTACGGAGAGGGGTTAAATGCCAAAGATCGAGATGAAAAGCCAAACCAATGGTTAAGGCTCCAATCCTTCATGGAAACATTAGGAGAGGATGAAGTAAAAAAGTGCATTAAAGATTTAAAGGTATTCAACGGGTTTTATTTAAATATAGTTTACAGCTTAGATAGAACAACTTTCACAGAGATGTACCATGTGCCATTCCAAAAGGTAAGAGCTGGAGAGCCTAATGAGGATGGAGAACCAGAAACATACTTTTATAGTGACGATTGGGCGCAGTACAGAAAAAAGGAATACACACCTTTGGAAATAGCGGCATTTAATCCAGACGATAAACAACTTTACCCAAACCAATTATTTTGTGTTAAGGGTTATAGTGTAGGAGATAAGACTTACCCGAAACCTGACTATTTAGGAGCAGTAAACTACATAGAGCTAGACAAAGAGATTGCTATTTATCACCTTAATAATATTAAGAATGGTTTAGCTCCTTCATTCCTAATTAACTTTAACAATGGAGTTCCTGGAATTGAAAAAAGAAACCAGATAAAGCAAACGATAAAGAAGGAATTAAGCGGAACGGGAAACGCTGGAAAGTTTGTCATGACCTTTAGTGATGGAAAGGACAGAGCGCCAGACATGACACCTTTCCCTCTTTCGGATGCAGATAAGCAATACCAGTTTTTAAGCACAGAGGTTACTCAAAAAATAATGATTGGCCACAGGGTAACAAGTCCAATGTTATTCGGTATTAGAGATAGTTCTGGTTTTGGAAATAATGCAGACGAATTAAGAACCTCATTTGAATTATTTGAAGCTACCGTGGTGCAGCCTTACCAATTAATAGTTCTGAAAGGATTAAGTAAATTACTCAATGAGGTAGGGATAAATTTAGACTTGTATTTTGAAAGTTTAAAACCTATTACTTTAATAAAAAAGGATGCTCCAATATTAGATGAGGAGGAGATAACTTCACAACAGAATTTAAGCGACCAGTGCTGTAGTGCTTCAAAAATGGAGTTCAGCGAAGATGGAAAGGGCCAAGAAAGTGAGGGTAAATATATCCCAAACCCTAAAGAGGAGAGTGGAGTTCTGGAGCAAATGAGCAAGATTGGGCATGACAGAACAGAGTTTGAAGAGGATTGGATATTGATTGATGAAGAGGACGTAGACGGAGAACCCCAGGCAGACAATCACTAT